CTTCCAGATTGAAACTCTGGAACAACAGAAAGACAGTCAGGATACACGAAGAACTTCTAGTTTTTAGAAAAAAACTTGACATCCGATAGAAAAATTGGTATTATATAAATGTGAGTTGAGAGAGAAAGAATTTTGAAGATCGGAGCCCCTCCGTCAGCGGGGGGTGTGGGAGTAGCACGACTGCCCAGAGTGAGAGAAACTTTCATTTACTGAAAGTATTTAACATTAATAATCGAAACTCAAAAAACTACTTTTCTCAATCTTATCGAAAGGAACGATATGAAATTATTCAGCGACTACTACGGAAAACTTAGTGTTCCAGAACTCCGTGAAGAACTTGATTTTATGAAATATGAAATAGAGTATGCCATCTCTGATGAACATGAGAAATCCTTCTCCCGTCAATACGATGAGATATTAGACCTCATAGAACTCAAAGAGGGAAGGGATTATGGTTATCGGTGGCCGGAGTGTTACGTAAGAGGGTCTGAAATTGAAAGACTTGCAATTTGGGAGCAAATTTTATGATGAAATTCAAATCCAGTAAATAATTATTCTGGTGTCTGAATAACCGAAAATAAACACTTGACATTCTTGTTTGGATTTGATATACTATAAGTGAACAGTTAAGAGAAACCTCTTTTCGGAGAAACAATATGGCATTTGCTGATTCTAGTACTTATTTTAATGTGGGGGATGGTTCAATTATAGGATCATTCGAATCCAAAGAAACTGGTAAACTTTTTGAGTATTCTGAAGCCAAAAACGCAGATTGGGGAACATATGCAGATTATGGCCTGAAGGATGAATATGTTCATCGGGTCTGGGTGTCTACCCCTTGGAAAATGGACAGGGGATTTCGCATGGCAAAAGTTTTGAAAACTGTAGTTTATATTCTTCTGGATGAGGATGATGAAGGTGAGCCTGTGATTGAGAAATGGAAAATCAAAAAACATAATGTCTATCCAAGAGAGAAGAAGCATTACTGGGCTGATTATGGTTTGAGATCAGAATATATTCCCTAATAAACACTTGACTTCTCGCCCCACCTGTGATATAATACAGTTGTATTGTTAATGATAACTCTTTCCCAAAAATGGAAATGGAGAAACCGAAAAAAGAGTATATGAAGGTAAAAGAAACAAAAACCCGAAGGTCATCCGATATGTATTCGGTTGAATCGGCGATTGACGCCGGTATTGAATTTAAACGGACCTCTCACAAGGTAGTCGGTGAAGTGGTACTTAATGGTAAAACCTATAAAATTCTTGGTTAATATGGAAGAATATTTTGTGTTTGATGTGGATAGAAATTTTACTGGTGAGGTGATCTCCACTACAGAAGAAGAAGGTTATATTTTTGATGAACTCAGAGATATTTCTTCTGAAAATCTTATGAATGGATATCCTGCAGCTGTAGAGATGGTTCATTATGATATAGGAATAATTTGAATAAACACTTGACATTCCTGTTCAGATTTGATATACTATAATTGTTGAGTGAGAGAAAACCTTTTCGGAGATTGAATATGTGGGTATCAGAAGTTAAGACAAAAGAGAAAGGACTTGGTTCTTTCATACATCGTGAAACCTTTAAGACTCTTGATGAGGGTCTTGAATGGGCAAGGGAACTTGCATTTAAGATCGCCGATAAAAGTGATCGTTGGACTGATGAAGATTTAGTTATGAACCATTTTGAATTAGGAAAATAATGGAAATTGAACTTATTGGTTGGATTAGTGAGGATATGAGTGATGAGGAAATCATCGCCATGATTGATGAAATTGAGGCTGAAGAAGCAGCCCGTGAAGAACTTGCAGATCACGCAATGAATTTTGAGGTATAATATGGATGATTTTGAACGTGGTAAAAGAGATATGATGTTGGAAATGGCAAAGGAAGATTTGACAGAGGTTGCATCTAGAATTGCCGTTATGGAACATGATCTTGATGGTGCCCGAAGGACAAAGTGGGAATTAGTCAATAAGATTCGTCTTCTGGAAAATCCAGAAGCACTTGATTGTTTAGATAGTGGAGAACCATTGACTCTCCATGAAAAACTTAATATCATCAAAGAAGGATTTACATTATGAATAAAGGTGTAGAAACAAAACTCATTAAGAATGTAATGAATACCCTTATGACTTCTAAGGGCCGAACTTTTGTTCACAATCCCCGAAGTAAGTTTAATGTCAGGCGTAAGATTAAAGATGTTCGTTTGGCTTTTGGTAATAGTGTAGAATTAACTTTCTTTCGCCCATTGCCTGGGAAGACAAGTAAGTTATTTACAGTTGCACCTGTTACTGATAACTTTCAATCTTTTACAATTATAGATTAGGAGAATTATGAATTCAGCACAAATCGCAAGTGATATTGCAAAGGCACTTATCGCAGAGAAGAAAATGAAATTGAATGTCCGTGTCGATGAGATTGCGAAAGAAAAAGGAATGTCAATTGTAGAACGAGCAAAGTTTCGAGCACGTGCTATTGATGCACTAGATAGAGGTGAGTTGGTTTTATGACTGTAAATATTGGTGATTTAATTAGACTTTCTGGAAAGACCAGACATGGTAAGAATCGCATTAAAGAACACGGTGATGTTACTGAAGTGATTCATACAAAGGAAAGTAAATTTTGTGTAACACATAAACACGGAGATTCTTGGAGATGGATTGACTTACCTGAAGATGAGCACATGAATTGGTCAATGATTGAGGCCAACGATAGTAATCACATTGAAACCTTTGAAGAAGGATAATTATGGATGTTAAGTATGTAATTTCTATACCTCTAGATGGTGAAGAAACAGGAGAAACTATGGAATGTGGTTTTCCTGATACAGAAAATATGTATGGTTTTTTGAGTATGTTAGAAGAGGATGGATACGATGTGTCACGAATCTCAATTCCAGAAGGAACATTAGTATGAGTAATGTATATGACAGTCATCGACACAATGAAGTGATTTTATGGAATATTTTTCATAAATGTGGAATAAAACCTCAAGAAGAGGAACAATGGATGGTAGATGCTATATTTAAAATAGCGGAAGAGATGCGAGAAGCCTCAGAAGCAGGTTTTGCGGATGCTAAACAATCATATATATACCACTATGAATCTAAACTTGAAAATTATAGACAACGATTGAAAACTATTGATAAGGAATCAAAATGAAAAAGAAAAAGACTAAATTAGAACTTGAAGTTGTAGAATCAGATGGTAAAGAAATAACTTTTAAAGTTGTTGAAGAAGAACCTGAACACGTAAAAGATGAACGTAAGGTAGATGAAGCAATAGAAAGAATGTATATTAGAAATCAACAAGATATGTTTGATGATGAAATGTGGAATTGGAGTGGTTTAAGGTAATATGTCAGATCTTAAGGTGGTCAAATATTGTGACCACTTCAATTAAAATAAAAATCAAGATGAGCAAAATGTCAAATAAAGAAATTTCTCAAAAAATAATTGAATCTCTTCGTAACATAGCACACGAAAACGGAAAGATGACTTCTCCTGCAGCGGGCATAGATACTAATGGAAAATCTAAAAAGGGAAAATCCTATGAGGGTTTTACTTTTGGAATTTCTGCAAGAATGGATGGTGAAGTTAGAGTATTTGGAAAGAATTTTATATTAATTAATTGGCAAGCGGGTAGACATTTACAAAATCAAGTTTGTCGTAGTTTAAATGAAGCAGAAAGTTGGTTTCGTTCAGAAGCTTGGGCGGAGTAATTTAATTGGTGTGTAAAACATCTCTTGGCCTGGGTGGCGAAACTGGTAGACGCAAAGGACTTAAAATCCTTCGAGGTAATCCTCATGCCGGTTCGAGTCCGGCCCCAGGCACCATCAGTAGATAAAATTGATGATAAAATAAATTGACAAATTAAAAACGTAAGGTATAATATAATTATGGGACCATTTGAAATTATAAAAGCTATAAATGAAGGTAAGGATATCATGAAAGATAATCCTTTAGTAGAGGGAGATTATATTCCTTTTTTGACTAATAGGGGATTATCGTTTTTTCAAGATACTATTATACAAGTCAATGAAATGAATAGGTTACATTTTCTTGATAATAAACTCCAATTCGACTATTTACTAAATAACATTAGACCAAGAAAACGGTGGTCTAAATGGTTGAAACCAGAGAAGATTGACAATCTAGAACTAGTCAAAACATATTTTGGTTTCGGTAATGAAAAAGCAAAGGATGCTCTTGAAATTCTCACAGTTGAGGATATTGAAGAGATTAAAAGCAAACTTAGCAAAGGTGGAGTGGAGAAAAATGACTATAAATATAGAGGAAATGATTGAATGTTCACTAAATGAACCTGATGATTTTCTAAAAATACGAGAGACATTAACAAGAATTGGAGTTGCTTCAAGAAAAGATAAGACTTTGTTTCAATCATGTCATATATTACATAAACAAGGGCGATATTTTATTGTCCATTTTAAAGAATTATTTGCACTTGATGGTAAACCAACAAATTTTTCAGAGAATGATCAAGCGAGAAGAAATACTATTGCAAACTTATTAGCAGAATGGGAACTTATCAAATTGATAAAACCTAGTCGTTCTGCTGAATTAACAGTTCCATTAAATCAATTAAAGATATTATCTTATAAAGAAAAAGATGAATGGAGCTTAACTGCTAAATATAATATTGGAAGCAAAAAGAATAATGAAATAGAGTGAGTAGAATATGACAGCAAAATCTAAAACTATATCGTTGAAATTCTATAAATTAACCGAAACAGCTAGATTACCAGTATTTTCTACTGAAAATTCTGCTTGTTTTGATTTTTATGCGGATTTACCAGCAGATGTAAAAGTACAGTATTATAACCCCGTAACGAATAAACAGTTACCAAGGGGCTTATCATTTGATATAAATAGTAAAAGAAACTATATACAATTAAACAATATGGAGCGAATACTGATTCCTTTAGGGCTTATCGCAGATATTCCAAAAGGTTATTCGGTTCGACTTCATTCACGGTCTGGCTTGGCGTTTAAACAGGGAGTTTATCTAGCGAATTGTGAAGGGATCATAGATTCAGATTATATTGATCCTATCTTTGCAATGATTACAAATATTAGTAATGTACCAGCACGGATTTATGATGGAGACAGAATATGTCAAGGCGAACTCGTCAAATGTGAAAAATATACATTAGATGAGATTGATGAACCACCTACTCAAAAGACAAATAGAGATGGTGGATTTGGTTCAACAGGTACATAAAAATGTATTTTAATTTTTAATAGGAGATATTCTATGTTAGATAAGGCAATAAGCTGGATTCGTAGTCTTACAGAAGCGGGTCTTGCATTAATCGCACTTGGAGTAGTTTTACAAATTATTTTCGGGGCTGCAGTTCCATTTTTAGGAATTGATGTTATTGGTTCAGTAGTTGGATTAGTTAAACAACTTGGGGCCGAAGGACTTGTCGGTTTAGTTGCAGTATGGGTACTTTGGGGAATTTATTCCAAAAAGTAAAGTACTTGACAAATTCAAATTATATGATATAATATAATTATAAGTGATATATATAATATGAAATAAAAAAAGGGTGAACAAAGAGTTGACGGACTCTGGATATACTGATAATAACCTTGTCGAGAGCCGAGGTAGTCAGACAGTTCACAGATGGTGCTGAGGCTACCCTTCTGGTAACAGAAGGGGGTCACATTCCGCATGCCAGCGGAGGTTCTGGTTCGGAGGGTACAGCTAACGGAAGTTCGTTCCCCAATGTTGTAGGTACGCCGAGTCCTACTATCCACCTCACCCTTTTTTTAATTTTAGTATAAATAATTTTTGAGGTTGTCCATAGTGGAAACCTCATTAACATAACGATTCGTCTAGCGAAAGAGGGTCGTTTATTTTATTAACCTCGCTTTATAAGGAGGATTTATGGTACAATTTCGCGCATCGCATGTTCCCATGAATTTTGGGGATATAGAAAAGGCCCTTGGATTTTCTGTAGGGTTTGATCAAATGTTTGACAGATTACTTGGTGATTTTCAAGTAAATGTTGCAAACAATTCCACTAACTTTCCACCATACAATATCCGAAAAGATGGAGATACTAAGTATTATATCGAAATGGCAGTTGCCGGTCTTTCGGAAGATGATTTGGAAGTTGAATTGAAGGATGGAGTTCTTTCTATTAAGTCAAAAACCCCTTCAACGGGTGTGGAAGAAGTGACTTATGTTCATCGTGGCATTGCACGAAGACAATTTGAACGATCTTTTACTTTGAGTGATGATGTTCTAGTGAAAGGTTGTGAATTAATCAATGGAATGTTAACCATAGAATTAGAAAAGGTTATTCCAGAAGAGAAGAAGGCTCGTAATATTCCAATTGGAAGACCTGAAGTGAAAAAAATCAACTAACATTCATTTTAATATGATGATGCGCCCACTAGTTTTTGAAACTAGTGGGCTTTTTTGTTTTTAGGGAAATATGAAAAAAATAATTTATATAATTATTATATGGAACAGTTATGGAATGCTCTGAAATTAATTGTAAAAATATAGGAACTATTAACGTGGTTAACATATGGACTCTTTGTTCAAAATGTTATGATAAATGGCTCAATCCAGGTCAAAAAGGTATTCATTTACCTCATCCTACAAATAAAATAAAGCATAAAGAAAATAATAGTGGTGAAGTATTCATGTTTGGACCAGATGCAATGTAAAGAGATAGGGCATAATGAATTATACAAAATGGGATTTGATGGGGCTTCAATTGCTCTATTGAGAAGATTAACTCCTGAACAATTTCAAAAATTATTTGAAATTTTACAGCAATTTCAAGATGAAAATACTAATGTCAATAAAAAATGATTAAATCTCATGTAAAGAAAGATGATATGGTAATTGCGAAAATACAAAAGAAAAAAATAATTTATGTAGATGTAGATGGTACAATTTGCCATAATCCAGAATTATCAACTTTTGAAGATCAAGTAATAGACTATACAAAAGCAGCACCATTGGGAGATAGGATTAGATATATAAATGAATTGTATGATGAAGGACATAGAATTGTATATTGGACGGCGAGAGGGTGTAAATCAGGAATAGACTATACAGAACTAACCAAAAATCAATTAAACGAGTGGGGCTGTAAATATCATGATGTAGAAATGGGGAATAAACCTCATTTTGATATGTATATTTGTGATAAATCTTATAATTGTGAAAGTTATTTTCATCATAAAAAATCAAATTTACCATGAAAAATAAATCAAAAAAAAGTCCAGATAGTATGTTGTTTTTGGAAATGCTCATGGAAGCAGGCCATACTCCAAAAGCAGTAGTAATAGCTAATACAAAAAAAGAAGAAGAGATATATAATATAGATGAAGAACGTGAAGAATATTTAAGAAATCTTCCATTCGGAGACTAAATTGTGTAATAACGAATATTGCAATTGTGAGATCAGAAGAAAATCCTCGCAGATGTGAATAATAATATTGGAGAAAAATTATGTTACCATTGGCTGGTATGTTGTTCAATGTGGTTGCCGGTCTTGTAGTTGACAAAGCCCAAGACTTAGCCGAAGACCATGTTGCAAAAATGATAGATGATATTCTTCCTGAAAAAGCGAAGAAACAATTGGATAAAATTATTAAGGATGATCCTACACACGTATATGACAATGCAAAAGATGCTTTGGTAGGAGCAGTAGAGGGTAAACTTCCTGTAAAAATGAAAGATGGGAAATTACTACCGATAGAGATGACCGTTACAGTTAGATTTGATCCTAATACACAAAAGTTGGAGGTAGTATAATGAGATTATCAAAGAATTTTTGGTTAAATGAACTTATTAAGAGTCCAACTGCGGATAGATATGGTATTTCAAATGATCCTTCAATGGAACATCTAGTAAATCTTACTGTATTAACACATAAGATTTTACAACCTGTACGAGAACAATTTGGTGTTATAACAGTTAATTCAGGATATAGATCTCCCGCATTAAATTCTAAAGTGGGCGGATCTAGTAAATCACAACATTGTCATGGAGAGGCGGCAGATTTTGAGCAAATGGGAACTCCAAATGCAGAAGTCGCAAAGTGGATATCTAAAAATTTGGAGTTTGATCAATTAATTTTGGAATTTTATAACCCGAAGCAAGGAGCAAACTCAGGATGGGTCCATTGTTCTCACAAAAAAGATGGTTCAAATCGTGGAAAAATATTGACGGCAATGAGAATAAACAAAAAGACTGTTTACAAGCCGGGATTAATTTTACGATAGCATTATTGGTTAAAATATATTTACAAGTCCTATTTCTAATAGGAGCCTTCCGTTCGCGAAGGTCATGGGTTGACAAACATATAAAGTTGTGTTATAATAGATTAGATGAGTTAGAAAGTAATTACGATTATTCAACCCGAAAACAATGGTATAAATAAATGCCAGATCAAAAGTTCTACACAAATGTTGTTTGTCTAGGTGATTTCATATTTGAAAGGGGTGTAAAGAATGGTCGCCCCTTTAATGCTAAACATGAATTCCTTCCTACATTATACGTTCCTACCAAAAATAAAACAGAATGGCGCACTTTAAATGGTAATCCTGTTGCTCCTGTAACATGGGGATCTATTAAAGAAACCCGTGAATCTTTTAAAAAATATGAAAATGTTCAAAATATGGAAATTTATGGCCATACAAATTTTTCCTATTCTTTCTTATCAGAAGAATATCCAGAAGAACATATAGGCTATAACCTTGAACATATCAGTAAAATGTATATTGATATTGAGGTAGGATCTGAGAGTGGATTTCCAGATCCACAACTTGCTTCTGAAGAAATTACTGCAATTACTATTAAAATGAATGATAATATTGAAGTTTGGGGTTGTGGAGATTTTATTCATGGAGATGAAGTTCAATATAATCATTGTAAAAATGAAAAAGAATTATTAGAACAATTTGTGTTATTTTGGCAACAAAATTGTCCTCATGTAATTACTGGTTGGAATATTAAAATTTTTGATATTCCATATTTATGTAATCGTATTCGTCAAATATTGAGTGATGCCTGGGTCAAGAAACTTTCTCCTTGGGGATTTGTAAAATCTCAAACTATTTTTGGTATGGGCGGTAAGGAACTACAAGCATACGAGATTTATGGTGTATCTGAAATTGACTATTTAGAAGCATATAAAAAGTTCACTTATATAAATCAAGAATCATATAGATTGGATCATGTTGCTTATGTAGAATTGGGAGAAAAGAAATTAGATTATTCTGAGGTGGCCACTCTTCATGAATTATATAGAACTGATTATCAGAAATTCATAGAATACAATATTCAAGATGTGTTATTGGTAGATCGGCTTGAACAGAAGATGAAACTATTGGATATGATCATGTCACTTGCATACTTATCCAAGTGTAATTTTTCTGATGTATTTGCTCAGACAAGAATGTGGGATTGTATTATTTTTAATCATCTTTTGAGAGAGAAAGTTGTAATTCCACAAAAGAAAAAAGAACAAAAGGGAGATGCTTATGAAGGTGCTTATGTAAAAGTTCCTCAAACTGGAAGGCATGAATGGATTGTGAGTTTTGATTTGAATAGCTTGTATCCTCATTTAATTATGCAATATAATATTTCACCAGATACTATTCTTGGTAAGTGGCAAGATGAGATAGGGGTTGCGGGATTATTGAATAAAGAATATGATACTTCTCTTTGGAAAGAAAAAGATATAACGGTTACTCCAAATGGATCAGTATATCGTAGAGATTTTCAAGGATTTCTTCCAAAACTGATGGAGAAGATGTATACTGATAGAGTCAAGTACAAGAAGATGATGTTGGCTGAACAGAAAAAGGGGAAGAACGCGGATTCTAATAAATTGGCTCAATATTTTAATATGCAATTCAATCTCAAGATTGCTCTTAATTCTGCATATGGTGCAATGGGAAATCAATGGTTTCGGTTTTATGATGAACGAAACGCAGAAGCAGTTTCTGTTGCTGGACAGTTATCTATTCAATGGGCCGAGAAAACAGTAAATGAATATCTTAATAAAACACTAGATACAGAAAATGTTGATTATATTGTTGCTTCCGATACTGACTCTTTATATGTTCGTCTTGATGATCTTGTTTCTAGAGTTGGTCTTACCGATAAAGAAAAGATCGTTAACTTCTTGGACAAATCCTGTGGAAGAATAGAAAATGTAATTGCAAAATGTTATGAAGAATTGGCAAAGTATGTAAATGCATATCAACAAAAAATGGTGATGAAGAGAGAAGTAATTGCTGATGTTGGTATTTGGACTGCAAAGAAACATTATATTTTAAATGTTCATGATTCTGAGGGTGTTCGATTTGAAGAACCTAAACTCAAGATTATGGGTATTGAAGCTATCAAGAGTTCTACACCAGAACCATGTAGAAAATCTCTAAAAGAGGTTTTTAATATTATTGTATCGGGTACTGAAGATGAGGTTATTGACTATATTGAAACTTTCAAAGAGAAATTTTATAGTTTAAGAATGGAAGATGTAGCATTTCCAAGATCAGTCAAGGGGTTGAATAAGTATAAAGATTCATCCACGATTTATCGGAAGTCAACTCCGATTCATGTAAAAGGATCTTTGATTTATAATCATATGTTATCAAACAAAAAACTATCTAAGAAATATCCAAGAATTCAAGAAGGCGAAAAGATCAAGTATGCATATTTGAAAGATCCAAATCCAGCAGGAGATAGAGTCATTTCGATATTGAATACTCTTCCTGATGAATTTGAATTGGAGAAATATATAGATTATGATACTCAATTTTCAAAGTCTTTTATTGAGCCTTTAAAAGGCGTATTAGATGTAATTGGGTGGGAAACAGAAAGAAAGTCTAGTTTGGAATCATTTTTTTCATAGGGGGAATTATGAATATTTGGGTGGAGTATTGGGAAAAGCCGCCAAATAAAACATTAAATAATCATGCACAGATGAGAGAAAATGCTAAATGGGTTAATCCTGATCCTAAAGATATACGAAAAAGATTTTGTCAAAGTAGAAAAGAAGCCTCGTCATTTGCACAGAGTATGCAAAATCAGGGGTATTTTGTATTAATTAAAACAGATGGAGTTGTATAATGTATGGTATAGGAGATATTGACTTCGGAGGTTGGACCGATAAAGACCTTGTAAATTTAAAACGGGAATTAAAATTTACAAGGGAAGAGGATATTGAATATTCCGATAGAGTACAAATAAATTATAGAATAGCGCAAATAAACGCAGAATTAATGAAAAGGAATATACATGAGTGATTATTTTGATGGTTTGTTAAAAGCAACTGGTAATGAATTTGGTTCAAAGGTTTCGGATGGAGTTGAAGCAGGAGATGTTTCAAGTTATGTAGATTCAGGAAGTTATATTTTAAATGCATTAATATCAGGAGATATTTATGGTGGAATTCCTTCTAACAAGATTACAGCATTGGCAGGAGAAACTGCAACTGGTAAAACTTTCTTTGCATTGGGTATGGTTAAACAGTTTCTTACAGATAATCCTAGCGGTGGTGTTCTTTACTTTGAGTCTGAATCTGCTCTCACTAAAGACATAATTGAAAGTAGAGGAATTGATTCCAATCGGATGATAATTCTTCCTGTTACTACAATTCAAGAATTTACTCATCAGGCAGTTAAAGTAGTAGAAAATCATACTGAAGAAAGACCATTAATGATGTGTCTAGATTCTCTTGGAATGTTATCAACAACAAAAGAAGTCGGTGATATTTCAGAAGGTAAAGAGACTAAAGATATGACAAGAGCACAACTCGTTAAAGGTTGTTTTCGTGTTTTAACTTTAAAGTTGAGTAAAGCAAAAATTCCATTATTGGTTACAAATCATACTTACAAACAAGTTGGTACAATGTTTCCAACTGATGTAATGGGCGGCGGAAGTGGAATACAGTATGCAGCATCTACAATTATTTTCCTTTCCAAGAGAAAAGAAAAAGAAGGTACTGATGTTGTTGGAAATGTAATACATTGTAAAAATTACAAATCCAGATTAACCAAAGAGAACAAAATGGTAGATGTTCTTTTAAGATATGATCAGGGTTTGAACAGGTATTACGGGCTTCTTGAACTAGCAGAAGACGCCGGTATCTTTACTAAAGTATCTACAAGATACGAAATGCCTGGTGGTGCCAAAGTTTTCGGAAAAACTATTTTGAGTGAGCCTGAAAAATATTTCACTAAAGAAATACTTGATAAATTAAATGTTCATGCAAAAAAAGTTTTTATGTATGGTGAACATGATGTAGAAAGTGAGGTTAATGATGAGCAACAAAGTTGAAAATGCTTTTTGGGATACCGATGAAGCACAATATAAAATTATTGATAATCCAAATAATCCTGAAGATAAATCTTTATGTATACTTGTTCAAGATGCATCTCCGTTTGATGGTGCGGTAATCAAGTATACAAAATTTAAATTAGAAGAACAAGATCTAGGAGTAGAAACTATAAGATGTTCGTATGAATATGACATAGAAGTTCCACCTCATGATTTAGGTTATGAAATATCAGATAAGGATGGTGAAGAATTTGAAAGAAGATTAGGCATATGGGTATTAGAAATACTACAAACACAAATGAATAGGAAGATGAATGCAACAAAGGATTGAATCTTTAATACTTAGAAATTTAATACATAATGAAGAGTATTCCAGAAAAGTATTACCGTTTTTAAAAGACGAATATTTTATGGAAAATACAGATAAGTTGTTATATAAACAAGTTGACAATTTTATCAATAAGTATAATAATTTACCAACAAAAGAAGCTCTAGTTATAGAATTAGATGATACAGAACTCAAGGATGAAGAATTTGAAAATGTAACTGGACTCATCAATCAATTAGAATTAGAAAAAAATGAGCAGTCGGATATTCAATGGTTATTGGAAACAACAGAAAAATTCTGTCAAGATAAAGCAATCTACAACGCAGTCGTTCAATCTATCGGAATCTTGGATGAACCCGAAAAATCTAAGTCTAACAAGGGTGCTATTCCTGAGCTTCTTACCAATGCTCTTTCTGTTAGTTTTGATCCTCATGTTGGGCATGATTACCTTCTGGATTCTGATGATCGTTATGATTTCTATCACAGAGTTGAAAAGAAAATTCCTTTCGATTTGGAATTTTTCAACAAAGTAACTCAAGGTGGATTATCTTCCAAAACATTGAATGTTGCTCTTGCTGGTACTGGTGTAGGAAAATCTTTGTTTATGTGTCATGTGGCCTCTAGTGCATTATCTCAAGGAAATAGTGTTTTGTACATTACATTGGAAATGGCAGAAGAAAGAATCGCAGAACGTATTGATGCAAATTTATTAAATATTAAATTGGATGATTTAAAGAGTTTACCAAAGTCGATGTATGATAAGAAAATAGAGGATTTGAAGAATAAAGTTTCTGGTAGATTAATTGTAAAAGAATATCCAACGGCAGCAGCAAGTACAAATCATTTTAGAGCATTGTTGAATGAATTAAATCTTAAAAGGAATTTCAAACCAGATATTATATTCATTGATTATATTAATATTTGTGCATCATCCAGGATTAGACCTGGTCAATATGTAAATTCTTATAGTTATATTAAGTCTATAGCAGAAGAACTGCGTGGATTAGCAGTAGAATTTGGTGTTCCAATTATGTCAGCAACACAAACAAACAGACAAGGATTTCAGAATACAGATGTGGGATTGGAAGATACTAGTGAATCTTTTGGGCTCCCTGCAACAGCAGACTTTATGTTTGCACTTATATCCAATGAAAAATTGGAAGAAGCAGGTCAAATGTTAATTAAACAATTAAAGAATCGGTATAGTGATCCTACTACAAATAAGAAATTTTTAGTTGGGATTGATAGAGCAAAAATGAAATTATCTGATTTGGGAGATCAATCACAGTCTGGATTGGTAGATACTGGTAAAGAAGAAGACGATGACGATACTCCTGCATTTGATAAGGCAACTAAAGGTCGAATGAAGAATAAAAAAGACTTTGGGGAGTTTAAATTTGAGTGATGATAAAGTTGTTAATTTAGCAGAATATAGGAAAGAAAGAAATAAAGGTACACCGATTTCCCCCCTAAAGGCGTTCAAGCCTGATCATTATTACATTTATCCTGAAATGGGAATAATGATCCATGTCCTTTTCCTTACGGATAAGAGTATAAAACATTCTGGACAAGCAATATATGTTATGGAAGACCAATTCGGTAATTTCTTTGCTGATTTAGTCGAAGAAGAATCCTGTATTGGTTGGCATGAACTAGAAAAAGAGGTTTTTCTTCATGCAGCAGATAAAAATAGAGAACCAGATCCACCAGAACCACTAGTAGGATAGTTTAGAATTATAAATATATCAGTAAAGTGTATAATCTGATTAAGGGATAAGTAATGATTAAATCTTTTACAAATTATTCTGAACAAAAATTATTTTTAGATGATCTAGTAGAATTTAGTATTCATGAACCAAAATATGGTGTTGGACAACAAGTAGTTGTAAAAACTAATAAACTTGATTCTATATCTGATTATTTGGGAATTAAGGTTGATGCTTCAACGATATTGACAAAAGCTGCACCAGATCCAAATGCTCCTGAAATATGGGTAGGAACAGGAGAAGGAGAAGAAGTATATCTTGAAACTGGTGGAAAAACATATCATTTGTTGGGTGCCGCATCTAGCCTTAAATCATATTTTAATGGTTATAAAGATACTCCTGGAATATCATGGAAAGCAGATTCAATTGAAACAGGTCAATGTTTAGGGCTGTATATTGATGCAAATGGAATGTTAGAGAAGATAGGTCAGGCTGGGGGAACTCCATCTACAAGTGTTACAGATTCAATAAAGAAAAAGATAACCGCTGCATTTCAAAATGGTCAAGATTGGGATATGGGTGGAGTAGGTAAAATTTCTGAAAAGTTAGACAAAATTAGTTTAGGTGATATGACTCAACTTTTGGGATTAGCCGCAGGAATGCAATTATATTGGGAAAAAATAGGAAAATCTAGAGTTGGTGGTACACCAAATATAATTCATGGAAAAATTAAAGAGTATTATACTGCTGAAGAAGGAAATCCTGCAGTTGAAGTACGTGGTTCAAAAGAAAATACTGCAGATACAATTATTTCCAATGTAAGTGCTTCTGAACTAATTGCAGCAATGAAAGGATCACCAGTTGAATATGATAAGGGTGTTTGTTTTATAAAAGGAACAAAAATTAAATTTCTTCAAGTATCATTAAAAAAGGCAAAGGGAGCAGCACAATTAGGTAAAATCACCTCAATGTTACAAACAAAATACAATTTACCAAAATATGAGGTAATGTTGCAAACTTTATTGGATGAGGGATATTTGGATGAAGGATTCAGAAGTTTTTTTGGTGGCGTTTGGAAAAAGTTATCAGGATTAGTAGATAAAATTAAAGGATGGGTAAAAGGATTGGGAAAGAAATTATCAAAGAAATTTGATAGAAAAGTTAAAAGTGATTTAGGTCAACTTCAAAGGGTATTTGATAAAATGCCAGGACCGAAAGTTAATCTAAAAGAAGCATTTGTATTTGATGAACAGGGGTTGATATGTGAAGGATTAAATGTAGAATTACAAAAATTAGATGTTCCTAAATTAAATGTGGTCAGACAAGGAATTGAGGATAGATTATTTGATTTTGCAAGATCTGCTAGAAATCCAGAATTTACATATAAGAAAACAGGAGGTTTAGGAAAAGGAAATCTACCAGTAGAAGATAGATATAAATTATTTTCAAATTATACAGGTGTTTATGTTTTTAATGAAGTAATTTCTGCTAATATGGGAAATATGGAAAAATTAAAAGATGAAATGATAGCTATGCAGAAAGAAATGTTATTTGGAAAAACAACATTACCCGTATGGAAAGTATATGGTATTGGAGGGGGTGGAGATCCCTGGGAAGAATTGGGTGGTGCTAAAGAATTTGAAGAAGGTAAACAAACTGCATTTGCAGGATTAATTGGTGCTATTGTAGGATTTCATGCAAATAGTCAAGGTGGAGATTACTATGCACTTGAAAGTTCATTTTTATTTAATGTAGATCCAGAAGGACTTCCCACATATACATTAAATCGTATGGGAACAAATCAAGGAGGATCATCCTTTTCATTTGTATTTGAGGGATCGACAACTATTTCTAATAAGAAATTTATAGAAAAATATGGTAAGGCTAGTAAATAATGTTTGCATTCTCTTCATACTTAACTGAACAAAAGAATCTCCACATGGAGCATATCGAAGATGAGGTATTGAATGGTGGAGTAAATGGAACAAGAGCAGCAATAAACTTTCTTCAGGGTTTACGTGATATGCTCGCGGGTAATGCTTCATCCCCTGTAAATGTTACAGTTAAGTGGGACGGAGCCCCTGCAATATTTGCTGGTACTAATCCAGAAAATGGACAGTTTTTTGTAGGCACAAAAGGTGTATTTGCTAAGAATGCAAAAATAAATTATACTGAAGAAGATATTGATAGAAATCATAGTGGAGGATTAGCCTCTAAACTAAAAATAGCATTAAAAGAATTGTCTAAAGTAAATATTCAAGGTGTGCTTCAAGGGGATATGATGTATTCTTCAGAAGATATAGAAAAAAAGACAATAGATGGTAAAAGTTATTTAACATTTCAACCGAATACTATAGTTTATGCGGTTCCGGAAAAATCTCAATTAGCTGCTAAGATCTTATCTTCTAATATGGGGATAGTATGGCACACTACTTATACTGGTGATACGATGGAAGATATGGTCGCGTCATTTGGGGTTGCTTCTGGGGCCTTCCGTGAAACTAGTTCAGTTTGGCAAGCAGATGCATCATTCAAAGATCAGTCTGGTACTGTGACAATGACTAAAGATGAAACTGATGAGATTACAGCAATATTGAGTGAAGCAGGAAAGTTGTTTAGAAGAATGGATTCTGGAACATTAACTATGATTGCAGAAGATCCAAAAACAGCAGAATTAATAAAAACCTTTAACAATACTAAAGTAAGGGCAGGTGAACCAATAAAGAATGTAAAAAAACATACCGCAGAACTGATCGCATTTGTATATGATAGGCTGAAAAATGAGGTAAATAAGGTGAAGAGGGAAGCTTCTAAGAAAAATAAACAAGATCAAATGGATAGATATGTTGGGTTTTTAAGGAGTAAGTCTAAGGAATTGGTTAAGATATTTGTCATGCAAAACATTCTTATTAAGGCAAAACTTTTGATTCTAAAAAAATTACAAAGTATTAAGGGATTAACTAAGACATTTATAAGAACATCAACCGGATATAGAGTTACGGCACCAGAAGGTTTTGTGGCTATTGATACTTTAAAGGGGGGAGCAGTTAAGTTGGTAGATCGACTAGAATTTGCACACCAAAATTTCAACGCAGCAAAGAATTGGGATAAATAAAAAACATTTTATATTGATATGATTCAAGAAAGGTTATTATGAAATATGGGAAATATGATAGATTTCATTTAGAAGAATTGATTCAAAAAGTGTGGAGTTTGTCGGAAGATTTAGATACATTACTTTGGAAAATGTATGATGATCCAATTCCACCTACTGAAGATGAGATGTGTAATTCAATCATAGGATTATCAGAATTACATAATATACGCTGTAGAAGATTATGGGAATGTTTTGAAGAATTAGTACACGAAGGAAATATTATATGAAACATTCAAAGAGTTTTCTGAAAAATGAAAACTTTTAAACAACATATATCTGAAGCTCAAGCACTTTTTAAGACTGATAGCATGATATTTACCAACTTAGAAAGTCCAGCATTAATTCTTTCTCCATCTATGATAGAAAGAGTATTTGATCAAGAACGAATTGAGGCATGGCACGTTACAGATATAAATGGATTAAAAGGACTTCAACGAATAGAAGGTAAGAAATCATCTATATCAGTATTGACCGAAATAGAATCAGGTAAGATTAAGATATTTTCTATGGGAGTAGAAACGGATGGTGGTTATTGTGTTAAACTTGAAGGGAATTTACTTTTGTCCTCAGATATTGATGTATATTCAGAAAGATTAGAGGGGGGCCGAAGAGCTATTGCAGTCAGCGCTCAAGATTATCCTAGCTTATATAAAGACATGATGAAGATGATAAAAAGTATGTGGGATAAATTTGGGTTTGAACAATATACGGGTGATGAATATGTAACTGCTATGGATTTTAATAAATGGGGAATGGCACTTAAAGGAAAACAAAAAGCTCAGTTTATTAAAGAATATATTGATAATTCTGAAATTATATTAAAGAAGAACAAAAAGGCAAGAGAAGAATTGAGAAAAATGGGTAGACATAAATTTTCAACGTATAATGAAAGTGTAGTTAATCAAATTAAGATAAAAACTATATACGTAATTAATAATAATACGATAGAAAAATTTGGATCACAGTATCAGGCCGCAAGAAAGTTATTTAAGAATGTTCTTGAAGTAACATCAAATCGTATGGGGGAGATCATAAGTAAATGAAAACAGTAGCATTTGTATTCGGAAGATTTAATCCACCAACAATAGGTCACGGGAAGTTATTAGATGCGTTAAAAGCAACTGCCCAAAGAGAGAGGGCAGATTATTATATATTTACTAGTCATTCTCAAGATGCAAAGAAGAATCCTTTATCTAAGAATACTATTTTTCGATTTATGTCAAAAATGTTTCCTCAATTTAGGAAAGCGTTTAAACACGAATATAAAGGTGAAATAAGGAATGTTTTTGATATTGCTAATAATTTTCATGGAGAATATGATAAACTTATCATGGTTGTAGGTAGCGATAGAGTTTCAGACTTTGAGCGTATACTAAATAAGTATAATGGAATAAAGGCTCAACACGGATTTTATGATTTTAAAGAAATTCAAGTAGTTAGTGCTGGTGATCGTGATCCAGATGCAGAAGGTGTAACTGGAATGTCAGCCTCTAAAATGAGGGCAGCAGCAGTCAAAGGAGACTTTGATTCTTTTAAATTGGGAGTTCCAGCAATTATGAGTGATAAAGACACAAAGGATATGATGAATGCAGTAAGATTAGGTTTAAAATTGGATGCTATAAGAGAAGGTATGAAACGTAGAAGAGGAATACAGGAACCCGTTGTAATTGAAGATAATTCAAGAACAATAGAACCAACAGAATTAACATGGCAAGGATATGAAACAATAAGTTTATCTACTTGTGCTGAAGCCTTTGATTTATTTGATGAGATTGTTAATAGTATTGGATTTTCTACTTTTACTACACCAGAACAAGCATACCTCAAAGAATCATTGATTCTAGTTGATAAGTGTCTTACAATTGCTAATTCACCTAAAGAAATCATAGAAGAAAAAGATGTTCAAGATTATTTAAAATTTTCACAGAAAGCAATAAAATTACTAGAGTCTGTTGGAAAACGAATAGGAATTCCATTTGATTATTCGTTTTTGAATAAACTTCAAGTTGAGGTTATTGAAGAAGAAATTAAACCAAAGAAATCTTTCACACAATTTATTGGAGAAGTACATGGCAACCGATAATTTACTAAGCGTAATCGCCAGTCTTGTCAAGAGAGAAGGTCGGATTGCTAAAGAGGAATCCAAAAAGGCGAAGGACGCAGTAAAGGCAGCAAAAGAGGCTGAAGAAGAGGACGAAGATGAAGATCCTGTAGGTGATGGTGAATCTGATGCAAAGGCAGCAGAAAAAGAACCAGCACCAAAACCAGATGATGAGGAAGAACCAGAAGACGATAAAACAGGTGAAGGTGATACTAAACCTACTGGTCCTGATCCTGCATTAGTAGCACAAGTTGCTAGAATCGTCAAACAAGAAATTGAAGACGAAAAGAAAGAAAAGAAGGAAAAGGAAATTAAAATTTCTGGTAAAAAAGAAAAAATTGACACTAAACCAACAATAAAACAAGAGGATAAAATGAAAGGTCGAATGACATTTAAAGAAGCAATTGCGGCTTCCATATTAGGAACTGATAAGATATATGAAGGATATGAAGGAGCAGTACTTAACATTCTTGATACAGCAGGCATTAGAGGGCCGTTGGGTTATGAACCATTCTTTGAAAATGGTAAACTTTATGTTGAAAGAGGATCAGAAAAAGAAGCAAAACAAGCTCTTAAAGACGATGGTTCTATCAGAAGAATACCTAAAATTGTTGGTGAAGAATTGGCACCAGAAGAATATCTTCAAATGGAAGCAGTTTCAGTTGATGGTAGATTAAAAGGTTTCAAAGAAGCACTCAAGAGATTGACTTATGAAAAAATTAAGGCAATGAAAGAGAAGGAAGAAGTTGAGATTGATGAAACTATTGAAGTTCCGGAGGGATTGAGTAAAGAAGATGCAGCAGCATTTATGGCAGCAGCATCTGCGGCCAAAAGAGCCGGTAAAAAGAAATTTAAACTTGGTGGAAAAGAATATCCTGTTACTATCAAGGTAAATATTCCTTCAAAAAAAAATGAAGATTTAACTACCGAGGAAATTGCGGTAGATGAAGCAAGGAAAACTGCAAAAGATATTGGAATGGAATGTCAAGAATGTGGTAAGAAATTTCGTGCTAAACTTTCTACATTACAATATGGAAAGACCAAATGTCCAAAATGTAAGAGTACAGATATAGATTTTTCATATGGTGAATCGGTTGAGGTCGAAGAAGCACGATCAAAAGAAGATGAGTTGGAATTAGCAAAAGTGATTGCAGCGTGGAAGAAAGCAGGAGGAAAAATTAAAAAATTACCACCTGGCAGAAAGTTCCAAAGTTTGTTTGGAAAAGGATATAAACCTAAGAAACAACCACGCCAAGCAGAAGAAGTTGAGATCCAAGAACATTGTGGAGAATGTGAATTTGGATTAGAAGAAAGAGCAAAATATGATCTTTATCACAAGACATTTTCTGCAGCAATGCAACATGCATATGATGTGGCCAAGAAACAGGGTTATATTGTAGATCCAGATGAAATCGACAATAAGGTTGCAACAGGACCAAGAAAACCATCAAGTGGTAAGACTAACCGATACATTTTGGGAACAGATAAGAAGAAAAATCTTCATGTCCAAGTTGCAAACTTAGATAACAAACGATACGAACTCAATATGTACATTGAGGGAGTTGAGATTGACGAGAAGTTCAAAAAAGGTAAGTATACACTTAGAGATGGAAACACCGGTAAGGTGATTGCAACATATAATTCTGGTGCACAAGCTGCAAAAGAAATGCATAAACTTTTGGATAGTGGTAAATATGATGAATTAGAAGTAAAAATGGAAGAAGTTGAACCCATCGAAGAGGCAGACCGAAAAGCATTAAAGAATTTTTCTAAAGAACTTTCTGATTATGCAAGAAAGAGTGGTGGAATCGATAAAGCAGATTTTGAGAAGGTTGCAAAGATTGCAGATTCTGGTAAAATGCCAAAGAAGAATGATATTCCAGATGATACAGATCCAAGAGATTTTGTATTAATGATGATGATGAAATATTTTGAAAAGAGAGAATTGAAAATGTATAAAGGATTATCACCAACATTCGATTCTTGGTTAAATGAGTCTGTTCAAATGACAAAAGTGAGAAGGCTTAGAACTAAGATAAATGAAGCATTAGATAGAGAAGCAGTCCGTGAATTACAATTATATATTGAAAATGATTCAGACTTATACAGAAGACAGATAATACCAATAGTTAAAAACATTCAAAGAAAAATGAAGTCTGGTAAGTATGACCATACAAAAGCACCTAAACTTTGGATGTATTTAGTAGATAACGGTGCAAAGAAATATGTGAAAGAATTTGGTGGGGATGTGAAGTCCATGTTCCCTAAAGATGTTCGACATTCAGTTGCAGTTAATATGGCAAATGAATACCGTGCAGAAATAGAATCTCAAGGTGGAGAAATGTACTAATGGAAAAAAATATGGATTTATTCGGTGGAAGATCAGAAGCCGAAAGAATGAAAAATGTGGCAAACGCAATTTATGATGTTGTTAATCCTAAACAAGAAGAACCAGAAAATTCTGAAGTTCAGGTGGAAACAGCAGAAACTGAACCAGTTGAACCTGAAACAAATCCTGTTGTTGATTTAGTAGGAAAAGCTATATCTTTTCATAAACCAAGGGGTATCTTTATGCATACGGTGGGCAATAATGGAAGACCAGAATCAGAATGAATCGGAAAGCACTTTAGAAGTTGTTGAAGAAAGATTGAAAATGATTGATAGTTTAATACAAAAGTTTTCAGGATTTCCAGATGTTCAACAATCTTTAAAAGAAGCAAGGGAATCGCTTTTAGAAAGTGAGGAAGAAATTATGAATTATTATGATCTTACAGATTTAGCGAAAACTAAATTAAACTAAATATAGCATAATGATAACATTTTTAAATTTTTAATAGGAGAACACAATGCCTTTATGGGGAACAGCTCATGCCTCAGCAACTAATAAGCCCAAGTGGTTGCCAACGGATGAGGATTCAGATTATACCAAACAAGATTCATACGCAACTAATAATGGTTGGGTAATGAAAGCTGGTACAAAAGGACAGGGCAACGATAATACTGATGCAGATCCTGAAGTTCTAGTTGCAATAGGAGGGCTTGCGGGAACAGATGCATCTACTGGACTTAGAACTGCAACTGTTACAGCAATGAGATTTATTGTAGGAACAACTGATAATACAGATTTAACTGCTAATGATGCAAATGCAGAAATCCAAGTTGAAATTACATGGGATGAAGCTGTTACAGTAACAGGATCACCTCAAATTACTATTGCTAATAATGATGCTTCGGGTGGTGGATATACTGCACCATTACTTACATATACGGCAACTGGCTCAACTGCAAATAGAAAACGATTTATTAAAACAAGTTGTGGTATAGGTAATACTGATGTTCTGACATTAGGTGGAACAAACATTGCACTTAATGGTGGAACAATTAAAGATACCGCTTCTGGAACTGTTGATTCTTCATTAGTATTGACAGGATTATCAGCTGTTGTAAGAACAGTATCATCGTAATAATTAATAATATTTGGAGAATATAATGGCTGACTTAGGTAAAATGTCTAAGAAGCAACTTGAAACCTATGCCAGAGAAGAGTTGGGTATTGAGTTAGATCGAAGGCATACTAAAAAACAGTTAATTTCAACTGTTGAAAAACATTTAAAGGCGAAGAAGTCTCAACCTAAAGTTGTAAAAGTTGTAGAACCGCCTCCGGCACCTAAAAAGTCGGAGGCAAAGCCTTCTGAAGTTAGAAAAATTATACAAGAATTGTCTCTTCTTAGAAGAGATGCGTCCATAGTTTGGGATGAAATCAAAGATGATACACGTTCCGATGAGGATATAAGAGAACTTTGTCGTGCCAAAGGTTTTGGTACTTTAGTACAAAATATCTCTTAATTTATTTTTTATAGTTGCGTCTATAGCATTCCCTTTCGTTAGATACGGAGCTATAGCGCATTTTACTTAACGGTGACGAGTCCCGTCACATAGCCGTAGGAGATAAACATGGCTGATAAGAAAATTACCGCACTTAATGCGTCAACCGCATTAAGCACAGATGACCTGTTTCACGTTGTCGATGATCCTAGTGGAAGTCCCACAAATAAAAAAGTAACAGCAGCCAATGTCTTTAACAAGATTCCTGGTTGGGTTGGTTTTGCTGATACACCTCAAGCATTGACTGCAGCGGGTGCAGTAAGTATTACTACTACAATTACAACTGTTGCCTCAAGTGCAGCGATTGCTCTTACATTAGCAAATGGAACTCAAGGACAAATTAAAGTCATTTGTTTCATTACTGATGGTGGAGATGCTACACTTACACCAGCAACTATGAGTAATGGTACTACCCTTACTTTTGCTGATGCCGGAGATGCTGCAATTCTAATGTGGATTGGAGCTGCAGGATGGCACGTTGTAGGTGCCTGGGGTCCTGGAACACCTGGTGCTGGTCCAACTATTGCATAATAGTTGACAGTTTTAGGGGGAGAAGTCAACCTTCTCCCCTTTTTTATTATTTTAATTGGAGTATATTATGAGTAAAACGATTTCTTCTGAAGAACTACGTGCAGAACGTAGTAAATTAGAAACTGACAGAGCAGTATTGAATGAAAGATTACAAGCACTTAATGCGGATCGTGAAACAACTATAGCAAGATTGTCAATGGTTGCAGGAGCCTTACAAACAATTGAAGGTTTCATAGATAGAATTGATCCAGAAGTTCATCCAGAAGATGAAATTGATATGTCTTCAAAGGCAGATCAAAATGAGGTTTGATGATCTTAATGAGGGCAATTTCCTTCTATATGCAATGAAAGAATATAGTAATGTTCAATGTACTGATGTTGAAGAATTTTACGATGATTTGAAAAAAATCAAATATATTAAAAGGCTTTTTAACATATATGTCAAAGATGGTCAATTAAAAGAAAGATTGATCTTAAATCATTTGATCATTTTTTATAATGTATTTTCTGTAGAAGCTGGAACGCGTATATTATTTTACAAAATTGAAAAAGAGTTTTGGCCAATATTAAAAACCTTTTTAATTTATTTGGATAGAATGCCTGACAAAATAGATCCGGTTTTGGGTGAACAAATATTATCAACTAATATTCCATTAGAAGATAAAGTAATATCAAGATTACGAAAAATAAAGGTGTAAATGGCAGAATTAAAAGAAGGTATGGTTACGGGAGCAATGAACTTATATTTCATTTATAAGTTTTTGCGAATATTAACTACTCCTTGGGAAAAGACAGAAGCCTTTGAATTGGGTATCATTGATGATAATGGGAACATTCTCAAGAAGAAGAAATCCTTAAAGTCCATCAAGGAGAAAGAAGCATATACCATGATGCACCGTTTAGTATGGAAACTTAAAAGGTTGATGGAGAAAGTTCCTTTTGGAAAGACTAGATTAGCATCATACGCTGCCGCACTATGGTTGATTAAAGAAGGACATTCTTTTAAAGGAGATGACAAACAACTACAAGAATCTGTATTAGATTTCATAGAATCTGATTGGGAAAACGAAGCCCGTATACTTAAAGAAAAATATGAAGGTGATCTCAGTAAGAAAACTTATAATGAATTTTTTACATTAGGGGTGTCCAAACCCACTAAACAAGATATTCAACGATATTTGGATCAATTGGGAAATGCAGTAAGATTAGTGTCAAATAAAGATATAATAAAAAATATCAAAAACCACTTCAAAACTATTAAAAGTTTAAAATTAACTAGTAATGGAAGACAAGTATTAGCATTTGAGGAATTTGAAGATGTTGAAGAGGTGGCACCGCCAGGTTGGGAAGGAACTGTTAAAGCAATGAAGAAAAATAAGAAAATCAACAATCCATATGCTTTAGCATGGTGGATGAAAAATAAAGGAATGAAACCTCATATTCCAGAACAAGATGAACTTGAAGCAATGCTAGAAGAAATGGACCCAACAGATCATGTATCTAAAAATGATGAAACTGGAATGTGGTGTGTATATAATAAAAATGGTGATAAAGTGCAAGAATTCGATTCAGAGGAAGAAGCAAATAAATGGGCTATAGATAATCACGATGAATTGATGGAACAGGCAAATACATCTCATGTATATGTAGGCATAAGAAGTTGGGATAAAACTTCTAATCTCCGCCCTAGCATTCGATATGGATCAGGAAAAACAAAAGACTTGATACTAATCAAACCAATAGAAAGTGATTTCTTCAATGAGAACCTAAAACAGTATATTAATTCACCTTATGATTTTCTAGAAGAACTCAGACTACATATAAATTTTCAGATATTGATAAAAGATAAAGGTGCTGAAAAGAAAATGGTAGATGCTATTGTAAAAAGAAAGCCGTATCTGGTTTTAGGTTATAATGGAGATAGTGTTTATGCAGTAGATAAAAATGAAAATAAACTTAAACAAACATTACAAAAATATAAAGTTGATGAAGTGGTAGAAGATACAAAAATGGTTAAACAAGGAGAAAATAAAATGATAAAATTTTCTGATTTTCTAACAGAAGGTAGACCAAAATTAGATCCTGATTATGTTCCATCTTATACTACTACGGATAAACAGAGGGCCACTCTCGTCGCTGCCCAACAGCAAAAATATACTTTAAGAGATATTGAGGCACTTGCTCGTAAATATAAAGTAAAACTCGATGGCACACCAGCAGGTGGTAAAGATTGGGATTGGGATTGGCAAATAGCAGTTAGGGGTGGTATAGTTTTAGGATACGAATATAGATCTAATTCTATGTCTGTATCTGGATGGAAATGGGATAACAAAAAAGTAAAAAAATATATTGACAAGTGGGAGCCAGAGCATTCAACTCCAAGAGATATGAAACCGATGGGAGGTAAAATACTTTTACGTGGATTTGAAACTGCCTTTGATTTAATTGGTCTTGGAGAAGACTTTGTTTCTATTGGTGATGTATTAGATCAAGTAGTATTAGAGGCTGAACTCCAAGATCTTGCAGAAGAAATTCAAAAGTTAGAAGAGCGAAGACAATCATATTCAAATTTCATTCCTTTTCCACAAAAAGTTTTAACTGATTTTGCAAAACGCGCAAAGAAATCAGGAATGTCATTTGATCAATATGAGAAGTTTGTAAAAGGAACTTTCAAGGATGGAGCAGATTCCCGAAATGCAATTATCTTTGGTAGAGAAATTTTTAAAGATAAAGAAGATGGTAGGAAAAAATTCTCTGGAGCACAAGCAAAGAAAGACAATGAAGCCAGACGTGCTGCACAGAGAAAGAGATTGGGTCTTGAAGAAGTTGAGATTGAAGAAAATGTTATTCTTGCTGAAGAAGTTTCAGTAAAAGACTATAATTCTCTAAAAAAGGGTGATATTATTACAATAGATTTTAAATCTGCTATGTCAACTGGTAAATCAACATTTAGAGTAACTCCTAAAAATATAGTTGGTAAACCAAAAGTAGGAAAAGTTACATTACAAAATATCAAAAACCCTAAAGG